CTGGAGTTCAGACGTGTGCTCTTCCGATCTTAGACATCATTCGCCACTATTGCTTTTAAATCGAGAAGGAGATACTTCAAAAATGCGAGACATTGATACTATAATAAATGAACAATTAAATAAATCTTCTACATTTAATCAAGATGCAGAAGAACTGGAAAATAAGACTGTTAAAAAGGATTAAAAAGTGCCAGCAGTAACTAGATTAGGAGATGTGTGTACAGGTCATGAATGTTTTCCACCTCGTGTCAATGATGAAGCAAGTACTAATGTATTTGTGAATGGTATTGGTGTACATCGAGAAGGAGATCATTGGGTAACACATTGTTGTGGTGACTCATGTCATGATGGTATATTACAAACTGGATCTCCTACAGTATTTGTTAATGGTGTACCAGCGGCAAGGATTGGTGATCCAGTAAGTTGTGGATCTTTATCTGCACAAGGTTCACCTTCTGTATTTTTCGGTTGAAAAGGCTTATAAATAATATATATGGCACGTAACACAAGAACATTTTCAGACTTTGACTTCAATTTTAGCAAACATCCTGCGACTCAAGATGTTGCAATGAAGTATGACGAAGAAGCAATTAAAGCTTCAGTTCGTAACTTAGTCTTAACTCAAAACTATGAGAGACCATTCCACAGTGAGATTGGTTCTCAAATCCGTGGTTTATTATTTGAACCTGCAACACCAATGCTTAACGTAATGTTAAAGCGTGCAATTGAAGACACAATCATTAACTTCGAACCAAGAGTAAGGTTAGAAGATGTTACAGTAATTGTATTACCAGATAGCAATGAAGTTACTTGTTCAATCTATTTTACAATAATAAATACTACTAGACCAGTACAGGTTGATCTTATCTTAACGAGAACACGATAATGGCGTACACAACGAATAGAAAAATAACTACATCTGAATTAGATTTTGATGCAATTAAGTCAAATATTAAATCATACTTAGAAGGACAATCACAGTTTTCTGATTACGACTTCGAAGGTTCCAGCCTTTCTGTATTACTTGACATTCTTGCATACAATACCCACTACAATGCTCTATATACTAATTTGGCGGTTAATGAATCATTTTTAGATTCAGCCAGCAAGCGATCAAGCGTCGTTTCTCGAGCAAAAGAAAAACTTCTATAATACATCTGCAGCAGTTGGAACATTATCAGGTTCAACATACACATTTACAGATGTAGAAATTAAAGAAGGTACACCACTTGAATTTAAATACACAGTTGCAGATGGTGTAAGATTTTTAATTCCAAACGAAGATGTTGATCTCAGTACAGTTACAGTAAGAGTACAAGAAAATGCAAGTTCTGCATCATTCGATACATTTATTCGAGAAGAAGAATTACTTGAACTTGATAGTACATCAAAAGTATTCTTTGTAAAAGAAATCGAAGGTCAGTTATATGAACTTGAATTTGGTAATGATACAATTGGTAAAGGTTTATCAAGTGGTAATGTAATTACAATTGCATATATGACAACAAATAAAGATGCGGCTAATGGTGCAAGAGTCTTCTCATATCAAGGTGCAACATTACTTGGTGGTACTGCAGCGATCACAACAACAATGGCCGCAACAGGTGGTACAGATATTGAAGATATTGAATCTATACGATACAATGCACCAAGACATTACACTGCACAAAATAGAGCAGTAACAGTTGAAGATTATAAATCAACAATCTTTAGATCTTATCCTGAAGCACAAACAATTAATGTATGGGGTGGAGAAGATAATGTACCTCCACAATATGGTAAAGTGTTTATCTCAATTAAACCAAGAACAACAACCGCATTAACTGCGGGCCAAAAAGAATTAATCGTTACAGAAATATTAAAGAATAAAAACGTTGTATCAATTACACCTGAAATTGTAGATCCAGAATATATTGATATTGAAATTACTTCTACAGTTTATTATAATCCAAGATTAACAACAAGAGCATTAAGTGATATTAAAGATCTTGTTATTGATACAATTCAAACATATAACGATGACCATTTAGAATCTTTTGTTGGTGTTTATAAACACTCAAACTTATCAGCATTAATCGATCAAACAGAAGATTCAATTGTAAGTAACATTACAACAGTTAAATTACATAGAGAAGTATCAGTTGCATATAACTTAAATACAACATATGAAATTAATCTCGGTAATCCAATTTATTACTCAGCAGTTCCAGAACAATCAGTAAGTTCTCATGGTTTCTTCATTCCAGGATATACACAAACAATGTATCTTGAAGATTTACCAAGTACTTCAGGTCATACTGGTGTATTTAAAATGTATTACATTGAAAACGATATTAAAACATATGTAAGAACATTTGGTGAAATTAACTATGACACAGGTTATATGAAATTAAATGAATTAACAATTAGCGGTATCGATACAGAAGAAAGTCCTACGTTTGATTTAATTATTAAACCACAATCAAATGATGTTGTATCAATACGTAATCAGTTAGTACAAATACGTGATGAAGACATTTATGTAAATGTTGTTGCAGATAAAGTTGCTCTTGGTGATCAAGCTGGTAACTCAAACTACGTATTTACATCAAGCAGAAACTAATAAATGAGTGTTAAATTAAAAAGTGTATTATCACAGCAGTTACCTGAATTCGTTCGTTCAGATCACCCTATATTTGTAGAGTTTTTAAAAGGGTATTACGAATTCTTAGATCAATATGAAAGACGTGATCTTTTAGATCTACGTGATATTGATAGAACACTTGATGAATATGTACAGTATTTTAGAAGAGAGCTTGATGCTCTTGGTGGTGAAGATTTCCAATATCTTGACGAAAGATTATTCTTAAGAAAAATTAAACCACTCTTTAGAGCTAAAGGTACAGAATCAGCATATAAGTTTTTATTTAAAGTCTTATATAATAAGCCGACAGATATATCATATCCTTGGGATTCTGTTTTAAAACCATCTGATGGTAAATGGAATCAAGAAATGTCATTGTTTATTGATATTTCTCAAGGTGATGCAAACTTATTAGCAAGTAATCGTGTTTCTGTAATGGGAACAAATGTTACAATTAATGTATTTGTAACACGAGTTAAACATGTTAAAGATAGTATTTACGAAGTATTCATTGATAAGAATTACTTTGGTGAAATACAAACAGATTATACGCTTGACTTTAATGGTATTAAAGGTACAATTATACCAACAACAAAGAAAGCAACAATTGTAAGAGCTGGTGAAGGATTTAAGATTGGTGATTTAATTGAAGGTACTACGATTTCAAATGGTACTACAATTACTCAATTATTAAAAGTTACAAGTGTTAATTCAAGTGGTGGTATTACAGGTATTGTGAATGTTTCATTTGGTGCTGGTTACCAAAATGATTTCTTTTTATTAACATCGAAAGCATCAGTTGATACATCAAAATCAAGTTTTACTCTCGATAAAGGTACAACAAGACAATATTCATTACCTGATGATTCATCAATTGCATCATATCAAGAATATGGATATGCACTAAATCCAAATTATGTATCAACACAATATGGCGAACCAAACTATGTTGGTACATTAATTCAACAGTTTTACGAAGAAACTGATTTAGGTGAATCAGAAGAAACAAACTTTGCACTTATTAAATTTGAAATTGGTGCGGTAGCAAGATATCAAGGTTATTATTCAACAAATGATAGTTTCCTTGATGATGATATGTTTATTCAAGATAGTCGATTCTATCAAAAATATTCATATTTAATTACAGTAGATGAAAAGCTTGAGAAATATAAATCGCTTGCAAAGACGTATTTACACCCTGCAGGTACAGCATTATTTGGTGAATATCAGATTCAAAATAACTTTGTTGCTGGTATTGAAGGAAGTATTGAACTTGCAGAATGGGTATCGAAGGCTACATTTACTTTAATAAATACTACTATACCAACAGATTATGCATATGCTACAGATAATGGTGGTTTAATTAAAGTTGAACCTTATGATTTAGAATTCTATGCAATACCAGATGAAGATTATAACCCACCAGGTATGTTAACATTCTACGGTGATGGTAGAAATATGTTAGAATCAGATGTAACCGTTTCTGATTCAGATCCAACAACAACGGTAACTTAGGAGTAAACATGTTAAAAGATAGTATTAAATTGACAGGGCGTTTGTCAATTAAAAAATACGATAAAGACGGTAAGGAAAACTTTAGTAAAGAAGTTCCTAATCTTGTCGTAACGTCAGGAAAGGAATTCATTGCACAAAGATTATGTAATAATGATTTTGATGTAATGGGTCATATGGCTGTTGGTGATGATTCATCAACTGCTGCTGTTGCACAAACAGCCTTACAAAACGAATTAGCTCGGGTTGCAGTATCAAGTGCTACACCTTCTGGTGTTTCAGCAACATTCAATGCAACGTTTGGAGCAGGTGTAGGTACAGGAGCTTTAGTTGAAGCTGGTGTATTTAATGCCGCAGGTTCTAATGTTAAATCATTTGATGGCGATAATGATGTTGATGATGCAAGTGACGAAATCACTATTGCTTCACATGGTTTTACTACAGCCGATAAAGTAACATATACTGATGGTGGTAATGTTGCAATTACAGGTTTATCTGATGGTGGTACATACTATGTTAT